AAAGAAATAGGCTTTAACTTTATTATAGGTAATTATTCTATAATAGGATTTATAGACAGAATAGACATTATTAATGATGAGGTTTTTATTGTTGATTACAAGACTGGCAAAAGAGAAGTAGCCGCAAAGGATGTTGCTAACAACTTACAGCTTCGGGATATATGCCCTGGCTGCAAGTCATATGTTTCCAGGTAAAAAAATAACTGCTAGCCTACACTATCTTAGAACTAATAGACTAAAGTCTCATACATATTCTGATGAAGATTTAAATAACGTAAAGCTAAATCTTGTTAACAAAATCGAAAAAATAATAAACGATCAAAATTTTTCTCCAACTTTTAATGAAAGAATATGTTCTTTCTGCGACCATGCAGCTAGTGGGGCATGTCGGAGTCGGCGCTCTTAGATTAAAAAAGATGAAAAGAGATATTTAAAAAGCCCCCCCTCTCAAAAGAGAGGAGGGGCTTTAAAAGTGGTTCTAATTAGAACTGCTCTACAGGATCCTGATCAGCGGAAACAACTAGGTCAAAGTCTGACTCAACCACAATCTTGACTGCATCATTGTGATCAAAACCAAGGTTGGTTAGGTCCTCAATCACAGTCTCGTTGATTGACTGCTGCATGCTGCTGATAATTGTATTTAGTGTATTCATGGTAGGTATTTTAGCCTTTCTGCCTTGGTGGCAACTTTTTGGTGTATTTTTTGTTTTTAGTTTGATTATAAAGTATAATATAGTTTGTCTTTGACAGAGAGTAGGATAGCACGATGGAAACAGTAGTGACAACCCCAGAGCAATATTTTTTTTGCAGGAGCAAAAAAAGATCTCATCCAAATTTTAAAAGAATGATGTCTAAGGCAATTGATATTGTCGTCCTAAAAGAAGAAAGCAAGAGCTCTAGAGGAAATGCCTATAAGCACACAAAATCAGGATACAGAGAAGATCTTGGGTTAGTTATGAGATCCAACTGGGAAGCAAACGTTGCAAGAATATATAACGCCTACGATATAGAATTTGAGTTTGAGCCAAAGGTTTTTTCTTTCCCAATAAAAAAAGGAACAAAAGGATACACTCCAGATTTCTATTTACCAACCCAAGATGAATGGCTTGAAGTTAAGGGTTATCTGGACGATAAAAGTAAGATTAAATTAAAAAGATTTAAAAGATATTATCCTAAAGAATTTGAAAAGCTCACTTTTGTTTGCAGCAAATATTCAGGTGAGGCAAAAAGATTTGCTCAAGAACTCCGGAATAGTTCAGGTTGTGTATTACGAAGACATTAAAAATTTTTACATGAATAAAATACCGTACTGGGAAGGAAAATAAAATGGCTAGCTACAAGGAGCAGTATTATTCTTTAGAAGAAAACGAAATGCAAGACCTAATATCAAAAGCAAAAGCTGGAGAACAGGAAGCAAAGGAAGAACTTTTAAAAGTATTCAATAATTTTTTAACAAAATATGTAAGCATGTTATACTACCGGAAAGTATAGCTATTCAGATTACGATATTAGAAGGTTCATATCTTTATTTGTTAAAGATAAAGTTGTTAGATTCAATCTAATGAAAAACAAACTTAATCAAGCTGGATTCAAACACGTTAACGAATGCATGAGACGGAATTAACTACATGACCAAAAGGTATTGTACGGAAGAAGAGGTTAGACAAACTGTTCAATTTACTTTTTTACAGTGTGTTCAAAGATATGAAAAAAGAGAATCCGATAAAGGACCAATTCCATTTAGCGCTTTCCTATATAGTTATTTCTTTTATCTTTTAAAGAAAAATGTTGACACTTTTCTCATAGATCAGTTGGGCAGAAAATCATTTCCACTATATACGGAAAGCGATACAAATGAAGAGGGGGCAGAACAGGTAGAAGGATTTAACGTAGATACCATGAACTATGCCGTAGTTGATAAGCATTTTGATAACACAATAGATGAGTTTTGGGTTTTAGGAGAAGAGGTTCAGCCACCTTTTGATCAGCTTACCGTGCAAGAAAGACAGCTTCTTAAGTGGAAATACATAGACAACAAGAAATCTTCAGAAATAGCTGCTAGAATTACTGAGCATCCAAACACGGTACGTGAGCATTTATCTAAAATAAAGATAAAGCTCAGAAATATCCTAGAAGAAGAACATATGGAAGAGTATAAGTTGTTAGTTTTTTTCCAAGAAGAAAAAGAGGATCTTGACGATGAATGATTTGTCAACACTTGATGGGCTTTTTAATTTTTTAAACCCTCAACTTCAAGAGATAGTAAAAATGTTTTCTAGATCAGAAGATTTAGACAAGTTTTTTATAGAAATACCAGACGCAAACTATGTTGACCTGACAGTTGACGACTTAGCTTCGTTAGTCGCGAGATCATCAAACGTTTATGGTAGAGTGGCTAGATTTGCTGGCATAGCTAGGGCACAAAGAAAACTCCTAGAGGGTAGATACAAGAAGGTCTACAAAGCCAATAGAACCGGAAAGAATGAAGCAGAGCGAGAGGCTTCGGGTATCGCTGCCGCAGAAAAAGAATACGAATCTCTCACTGCGGTTGAAGCTATCGTAGAAATAATCGAGTCTATGGAAATCGCTGCAAGAATATCTTCTGAGTCTGCAAGAAAGTTAATGGACAAAGTACAGTCAATGCAAGTGGCCAGCTCTAGAGGAGACAAGGGCTATTTTTCAGAAAAAGATTACAGCACATTTTAGGAGACAATATGTATATAGGTCATTATAAAGCAGTAAATTCTAATTTAGAATTTTTTTCTGCTCCAAGAGAAAATTTATCGTTCCCAACTCAAGCAATATATAACGGCGAAAGATACTTGCTGCAAGCAACATACACTGTCCCCTCGCAAGCGGTAAGAAAAAGAATTGTTGACAGAGCACAAGAGCTTGGTATACCAAAGGACATTTCGGTAGACTAAATATGAATATTGAGGTTTTTTGTGATGGCGCATCTAGGGGTCAGGGACAAAAAAAAATGGGTGAGGCATCGTGTGCTGTAGTTGTTTACAAAAACAGAAGAAAGGTAGCGCAATTTGCTAGAGGGTTAGGGCAAAGAACAAATAATGAGGCAGAATATGAAGCCGTTATAGCTGCGTTGTTAATATGTTCTATGTCTGATTTTAAAGATCCAATTATATATACAGATTCCGCCGTTGTTGCAAACCATATTTCTGGAAAATGGCGCTGCAAAAACTCATCTTTAATACCGCTGCTTATGACAGTAGAGGACATAGCAGAAGAGTATCCATTTAGGGTTCTTCAGGTCCCTAGGTCTTTTGTTTGGGAGGCAGACATGCTGGCCAATGAATTCTTGGATCAATTAGTTGAAAGAAAACAAAACATAGAACAAAATTAAGTGGTATACTATGAAAATGATTAAAGAACTAAAAGAAGACTCTCCTATAATACTTGGTTTATCAGGTAGAGCAGGTAGTGGTAAAACATCTGTTGCAGAAAAACTTGTTCCAAAAGGTTCCATTGATGTTTCGATTGGTGGAATAAAGTGGGATCATATTTTTTACGCCCTACCACTATATGAACTGTCCTCAATAAAAAGATCAATAAAAGGACTCAATCAAAAAAACAGACAGCTATACGCAATACACGATGTGCTGTACGATTTATATGGTAGGTCTGCTCTAGGAAAAATTCCAGAATACCATGACTTATTTAATAGAGTTATGTCAATTCATGGGTTACCGATAGAACCAGAGGGTACCAAGCCAAGAACCTTCTTGCAGCAGGCAGGAGACATATGTAGGGACGGGTTTGAAGATTGTTTTGCGGAGTGGGCAATATCAAAATCTAATAAAATGTATTCATCCTATAGAAAGTCAATACCAGAAGATGAAATTGTCTCTCCCTATGTTGTTATTATCTCTGACGTAAGATTTGTTAACGAAGCAGAAAAAATATTGCAGCAGCCAAACGGAATTGTTATATCTTTTGATGCTTCTGAAGAGGTTCTAAACGATAGAATAATGAGAAGAGATGGCCAAGTTCTAACAAAAGAACAGGCGTCGCACAAATCAGAGCAGCAGATAGAAGATATATTTAAAATTTCTACATACACAATAGACACAACGCTTATGTCAATAGAGGATCAGGTAAGCGCTACTCTAGACTGTGTTGGTTTAATAAAGGAACACAATGCCTAAAATATCAAAAAGCGCTCACGAACAATCAATAGAGTCTCCAATAGAACAGGTGGTAAATTTAATGGCTCAAGAAATATCTATATCCACAAATCCAGTATTTATTTGTGGTGTTAATAGAAAGATTAATATCGGCAACTTTGAAAACATAGACGTGTATGCCGGTGTCACAATACCGCTGGTTGGCGTTGATGTGTCTGACCAGGAGGCTCTAGCAGAGGCCGTAAGATCTGCAGCTGCAGAGGGGTTTGCTATGGTCTCTAGAGAGACTGGCGAAAGATATACTTTAATAAAAGAATCTCAACAAGGGAAATGATTTATATTTGCGCCATAGACAAATAGCGTGTATTATATCTAATGAATTAATTCAA